AAATAGACCTAAGCCTGCTTGGTGGACAACACAGGAGGTTGCATGATAATACAGTCAGATAAAATAAAGACATCTTTAATAGCATTTTTGGAGGGGCAAATTCAAAAACATATAATGAATGTACAAATCCAAATGCAAAATCCAGTAGGTGTTGCTGAACATCCCGATACTTTGGAAACAATTGAAGGAGAGCTTGGTAAGATTGCAGACTACCAAGATAAACTTGAAGTATTAAATAAATATTTTTAATCATGTCTAACCTATCTCACATTGCTTATTCTTATATGGATGAAAAGCAATACATTGAACTGTGTAAATTTTTATATAAAGAACAGAGGAGAAAAACTATGAATTATATTTATGAGCGTATGCAACATGACGGCAGTGGGCGGGAACCTGAGTCTGAATTACTTACACGTACTGAGTATCGAGACTTTCTAAATTATGTTGATAAAAATTATGATGAGTTTTATGGTTGTAAGGTTGGTTATGATGTGACCAAGGTGGGCGAAAACTTTGAAGTTAAATTAACAAGCAATGAATTTACAACTTTAAAGGATATTTTGCTTGACATTCGCAAATAATTTATTATAATATTTATAGTTAATCAATTCATGAGGAGAATATATGGATTTAAAAGTTGAAAGAAACGATGAAGGACAGATTAAAAAGTACGTTATGGAAGGTACTTTAGTCTATCCTTCTATTAATATTCCTAACACTAAGTTTGTACAAGAGGGTATATGGGAAACCTTTATACTACCTGACAGCGAAGAAGAGTTAGAGATAGCTAAAACAATGGGCGTTAAAACCAAAATGGTAGGCTCGGAAGATAATATGTCTGAGGCTATATATCTTAAAAGGTATACATCATTTAAAAGTGGTAAGAAAAACAATCCTCCAGTAGTTAAAGATGCTGACGGACAACCCTTTGATTTTGTTGATGTTGAATCTGGTAGAGAGATTACTGTATGGACAGGAACCCGTGCTAGAATTCAATTTCATTACTGGCAATTAACCAATAGTTATGGTACATTTAATTACTATATACTAGACGGTGTTAGAATCTTAGACTTAGTTGAAAGACAAGAGCTAGATTCCGATGCAGACTTTTAAGGATTCATTATGATAATTACAATTAATAACGAAGAGGGCAATACTCTTTACGATGTTAATAAAATATCTGATGAGTCAGCCAAACAAGAAGCTACTGTAATAGTACAAAAAGTAGGAAACCTACAGGTTATTATAGAAGCTTTGGATTTTGCAAGCAGGACACATAGAGCTAACCTCGAAAAGCTTTTAGAGAAACAAGAGGAAGCTATTGTTGAAGAGCCTGTGGATGAATCACTAGATTCTGATTAGTTTAATATGTAAGACAGGAGGGTCTTACTAATATTAAGGGCTATTACTTTAGGTACTTTCCGCACCTCCTTGCCTTACCTAGTATTGTAATAGCCCACTTTTAAGGAGGACATATGGCTTTTGTTGAATATCATTTACCCTGTGAATCATGTGGTAGTAGTGATGCCGTATCTCTAAACGATGACGGGTCTGCTTACTGCTTTAGCTGTAGTGGATATTTTAAAAATTATAAGGAGGAACCGGACGTGCAATCAGCATCACCAGTAAAAACAAATAACTTTCAATCATTAAGTAATGAACACGGTGCTATATATAGTGCTTTAACTGATAGAAAAATATCAAAAGACACCGCACAAAAGTATGGTGTTAAAGTTGTTCAAGATAGCAATGGGCAAGTGGTACAACACCTATACCCTTTATTTAATTTAAACGAGCAGGTTGCTCTAAAGATTCGTTATGTAAAAGATAAGAACTTTAGTTTCAGAGGAACACCTGACGGCACTGGACTATTCGGTGAACAACTTTTTAAAGGTGGTAAGTATATTACTTTAGTTGAAGGTGAGTGCGATGCTATGGCAGCCTATGAATTGTTTGGCTCTAAGTATGATGTCGTCTCTATTAAGAGAGGATGTCAAGGAGCAGTCAAGGATGTTAAAGAAAGCCTAGAGTTTTTAGAACAATATGAAAATATTATAATCTGTTTTGATAATGACAAGGCTGGTAAAGAGGCTTCTAAAAAAGTTGCTCAATTATTTTCACCTCGTAAGTCTAAGATTATGACATTGCCTAATGGGTTTAAAGACCCTAATGAAATGTTAAAAGAAAACAAACATGCTTTATTTGTTAAGTCTTTTTGGGATGCTAAAACTTATACACCTTCCGGTGTTATCAATGTATCTGATAAGAGACAAGAGTTTCATAAGAGAGAAAAGAAACCTAGCATACCTTATCCTTGGGAAGGTCTTAATGAAAAACTTGTGGGCTTGAGAGGAGGAGAGTTAGTCACTTTAACAGGAGGTACAGGACTTGGTAAGTCTAGTGTCACCCGTGAGTTAGAGCATCATCTTATTAAAAACACCACTGATAATGTGGGTGTTATTGCGTTAGAAGAAGACTGGAGAAGAACCATTGACGGCATTCTTTCTATTGAAGCTAACAATAGATTATACATTGACCACATTAGGGAACAGTATTCTCCGGAAGAACTAGATAAGTTCTTTGATATTCTTTATGACGGAGAAAATAAAAATAGAGTATGGGTACATGCACACTTTGGAACCAACGACATCGAAGAAATATTTTCTAAGATTAGATTTATGATTGTTGGCTGTGGTTGTAAATGGGTAGTGCTCGACCACTTACATATGCTGGTTGTAGCCACTGCTGAGGGTGATGAGCGAAGAGCTATTGATAGTATTATGGCACGCCTAAGAAGTATCGTAGAAGAGACTGGTGTAGGTATGATACTCGTGTCTCATCTGAGAAGAGTTGACGGTAACAAAGGACATGAGAATGGTATCGAGGTTAGTCTCTCTCATCTTAGAGGCTCTCAAAGTATTGCTCAGTTATCAGACTGTGTTATTGCATTGGAAAGAAATCAACAATCCGATAGTGAATCAGAATCTAATACTACAAAAATGAGAGTATTAAAGTCTAGGTATACCGGTGATGTAGGTACGGCAACGAAGTTGCTATATGATAGAGAAACTGGTAGACTTAACGAAGTCATAGGCGGTGAAGAAGATAATGCTGACGATGACTTTTAATTATGAAACTAATTTTTGATATTGAAACAGACGGACTAGATGCAAATGTAATTTGGTGTATTGTTTGTCAAGATATTGAAACTTCAAAAGTATATAAGTTTCCTCCTGAAAAAATAAAAGAAGGGCTGGCTTTATTAGAGAGTGCTTCATGTCTTATTGGTCACAACATAATAGGATTTGATATACCTGTCTTAGAAAAATTAACTGAGGTAGATTTAAAAGATATACCTGTTATTGATACGCTAGTCCTTTCTCGTTTGTTTAATCCTGTTAGAGACGGGGGGCATAGCCTAGAAGTGTGGGGTAATAAATTACAATACCCTAAGTTAGACTTCAAAGAATTTGAAAGTTACACTCCTGAAATGTTAGAGTACTGTACTAATGATGTCAGATTAAACTCTGCTGTCTATGACTATTTATTAAATGAGGGTTCTCAGTTTTCTCTAGAAAGTCAAAACTTAGAGCATGATGTTTTTAAAATTATGAAAACTCAAGAGGCTAACGGTTTTAAATTTGATGACCGAAGAGCTAGTATTTTTGTTGCAACACTACGAGAAAAGGTTCAGTCTTTAGAAGATGAAGTACATACAACCTTCAAACCTAAATGGGTTGACATAAAAGAAGTTACGCCTAAATTAAAGAAAGACGGGGAGTTATCTAAACAAGGGTTACGTGCTGAAGAATATGAAAAGATAAAAGAAAGTGGGGATATGAAACCTTTTATGAGACAGGAGCTTAAAGAATTTAATCTAAGCTCTCGACAACAGATAGGAGAATACTTAAAGGACTTTGGCTGGAAGCCTACAAAATTTACACCCACCGGACAGCCTATTGTAGATGAGGGTAGCCTTTCTAAAATACAAGATATACCGGAAGCAAAATTAATACTTGAGTATCTACTATTACAAAAGAGAATTGTACAAACAGAAAGTTGGATTGATAGTTTAAAAGATGACGGTAGGGTTCACGGCTATGTAATACCTAATGGTACTATTACTGGACGGATGACACACAGGAATCCTAACATGGCTCAAGTACCCAGCGTAAGTTCTCCTTATGGTAAATCTTGTAGAAGTTTTTGGGGAGTTGCTGAGGGCTATAAATTAGTAGGGGTAGATGCAAGTCAACTTGAGTTGAGATTGCTTGCCCATTATATGAATGATGAGGATTACATTTATGAAATTACACAAGGAGATATTCACACTTACAACCAAAAACTTGCTGGACTTAAATCAAGAGATGAGGCAAAGGTATTTATCTATGCACTCTGCTACGGAGCAGGAAATGAAAAGATTGGACAAATTGTTGGGGGAAATGCTACACGAGGCGGGCAACTTAGAAAACGCTTTTTCGGTAGTAATCCATCATTTGCATCTCTTACAACAAAGGTGCAACGAACTGCGGAAAAAAAATATTTCAAAGGATTAGACGGCAGAAAATTATTTGTGCGTAGTCAACATGCTGCACTTAATACTTTAATTCAAGGAGCCGGTGCTATTATTATGAAGAAAGCACTGGTCATACTGAATGATGTTTTAACATTAAATACAATTGATTATAAATTTGTAGCTAATATTCATGATGAGTGGCAGATAGAGGTTAAAGAATCTCAAGCAGATTTTGTTGGAAACTTAGCAGTAGAGAGTATAATAAAAGCCGGAGAACATTTTAATCTTCGTTGTCCCATGGACGGTGAATACAAGATAGGAGACAACTGGAGTGAAACCCACTAAAACTGATAGAAAAAAATTTGATTTAGATTTAGAATACGGTCAAGTCAGAGAAGATAAAGTAGCTGAAATGCTACAAGATAAAAAGATAGAAGTTAAATCTGAACGTGGTATGTGGATGAACACAGGAAACATAGCCATTGAGTATGAGTGTTGGAACAAACCTTCCGGAATAAATGCTACTGAATCAGACTACTGGTTTCATCATTTATGTGTTGGCGATAATGAATACTGTACGCTCGTATTTAAAACTGATGTCCTTAGAACTATTGTAAAAAAGTTAGATACATTTAAAACTGTTAGTGGCGGGGATAACAAAGCTAGTAAAATGTATTTAGTTAATTTACAGAAATTATTTTCAAGTGATGTTATAAAAGCTTTTAAGGATTACGATGAAAAAAAATAAAAAAACAATTGATACTTTAGTTCAAGATATATATCAAGCTATAAGTCCATTAACAGAAAACAAACAAATAAAAGTTAATGATGAAGACATAGAGAAGTTTGGTAAAGCTATGGCATCTGCTTTAAAACATTGGGCTACGCCTCAACCAAGAGATACTTCAACGTTACGTATGTCTAACATTGGTAAGCCTTCACGACAACTATGGTACGATTTAAATGCAGAGCAAGTACCTCAACAGTTAGCCTCATCAACATTAATTAAATTTTTATACGGACATTTATTAGAAGAGCTAGTGTTATTCTTTGTTAAAATAGCTGGTCATGAAGTTACCTCTGAACAGAAAACTGTAGAAGTAGAAGGTATAAAAGGACATATGGATTGTGTTATTGACGGTGAAGTTGTAGATATAAAAACAACATCCGGCTTTGCGTTTAAAAAATTTAAAGAAGGGACTCTAACAAACGATGACCCTTTCGGTTACATATCTCAATTAGCAGGTTATGAGCATAGCGAAGGTACTTCTAATGGAGGCTTTCTTGCTCTTAATAAAGAAACTGGGGAGCTTGCGTTATTTAAACCTGATGAATTTGATAAACCAAATATAGTTTCAGCAATAAAAAATGTAAAGAAAACTATCAAAAAGAAAACACCGCCCGCTCTTTGTTACTCTCCTGTTCCTGAAGGCAAGGGTGGGAATTTTAAATTAGCAAGGGGCTGTACTTATTGTAGACATAAAGTTGAATGTCATAAAGAATCTAATAACGGAAAAGGTTTAAGAGCATTTAAGTATGCAAAAGGAATTACTTATTTAACCACTGTAAAATCAGTACCCAAAGTAGAGGAGATAAAACTTGCACGCTAGAAAATCTAAACAGCTAAGAAGAAGAGCAGAAAATTTATTAATAGAATGGTTACGCACTATGGTTCCGGACGGAGAAGATACTTCAAAGATAAATAAAAATAATTTACATGAGTTTCTACCTGAGCAAACACATATTTATTCTCAAAATAAATTTATGTTGAGTGCTTATAGTTTACGTTGGTTTTATAAACAGGTTAAAAAGAATCCTAACATTACTGTTAAGGAACTTACCAATGCCTAGAAGAGTACCGAGAAAACCAAGACCTAAAAAAATTAATGTACCAAAAGGGTATGATAGTTTATGGGAATACAATATACATCAAACAGTTTTAAAAGATTGGGCACATCACTTTGAAGCTATTAAATATATTATTGACAAGAAATACGAAGTAGACTTTGTTAAAACATTTCAAGATAAAACTATTTTATTAGAAGCTAAGGGTAGATTCTGGGACCATGCAGAGTACAGTAAATATACTTGGATTAGAAAAGCTTTACCTGATTTTATGGAGTTAGTTTTTTTATTTCAAAAACCTTACTCTCCTATGCCGGGTGCTAAAGTACGTAAAGACGGAACAAAAAGAACCCATGCTGAGTGGGCTGAAACAAATAATTTTAGATGGTACAGTGAAGATACTTTACCTGATGATTGGAGAAACAATGAACTACAAGTTTAACGAAGATAAAAATTTACTTGAATTAAAAACTTACATTGAGGATACTTATGGTCAGCACTATGCTTCTGATAAGTATCAAGCAACGGATGTTATTATTGATTCAGGACACGGTGAAGGTTTTTGTATGGGAAACATTATGAAGTATGCAAAACGATACGGTAATAAAGCAGGAAAAAATAGAAAAGACTTATTAAAAATTTTACACTATGGTATAATAATGCTTGATATACATGACAAAGAGAACTCATAATGATTGATATAAGAATTGCAGAAACAACCGAAGATAAAAATATTGCAAACAAAATTGTTGTAGATTTTCATTCTTATGTTAGTTCACCGAGAGTTGTAGGTAGGTGTATCAAGTATGTAATATCATATAATGATAAAGATGTTGCTACATTTTGGTTGGGGAGCGGTTTCAAACCTACACCTAAAGCCATCCTTAACTTTTTTAATGTAGGTCAAAAAGAATTTGATAAGATGTTTAATGAAGTTGCAGACAACAAAAGATTTTGTATTAAAGAAAATCCAGTCTCTAATTTTGGTAGTCAAGTACTATCTCGTATTCGTAAAAGAGCAAAAGCAGATTGGTTTGATAAATATGGAAATAATTTAAAAGGTATTCTTACTACAATCGGCAATGACAAAAATGGCTCTGTTTATCTTGCTGATAATTGGAAAGTAATTGGAAAAACAGCAGGATTACCTAAACGAAACAAAAGTGTTTCTATGAAGTGGAATAACAAAAAAGAAATAGCAGAAAGGTTTGTTCAACCTACTGGAGAAAATAAAAAATTAATATTGGTAACTACCACTATTTAAAGGAAACATTATGATTGAAGACAAAGTTGGTATCAAGGAATATCTTGGTATAAAAATTAATTACAGTAATGAAAATAATTTAGATAAGTTTAGCCTTGACACGCTCAAGGATAGATACTTATGGGAGAATGAAACACATGCACAAGAAGCGTTTGCCCGTGCCTCGGTCTTCGGGGCAACCTACAAAGGTC